CCCGATACCATCCTGAACCGTCCGGTCTACACCTCTTCCTATGTACCCGCTATCGCCGCCGGCGCCAAGACCATCGCTTTCGGCGATTTCAGCTACTACTGGATCGCCGACCGTCAGGGCCGCTCTTTCAAGCGTCTGAACGAGCTGTTCGCCACCACCGGCCAGGTGGGCTTCATGGCTACCCAGCGCGTGGATGGTAAGCTGATCCTGTCGGAAGCCATCAAGGTGCTGGCGCAGAAGGCGTCTGCTTAAGGAAAAGGCGGTGGTGATGATGGACGAGCTTTTGCAGAAGGTCAAGGAAAACCTCATTCTGGAGCATGACGCCGATGACAAGCTGCTGGAACGCTTCATCACCGCCGCCATCTCCTATGCGGAGAGCTACCAGCACATTGCGGCGGGCTACTACCAGGAGCACCCCATGCCGCCCACCACTGAACAAGCCGTCATCATGCTGTCATCCCACTTCTACGAGTCCAGGGATGGCAGCACGGGCGGCTTTTTCGCAGATAACGTGCAGGCCGGTCAACAGGTGTGGAGTACCGTGAATCTGCTTCTCCGGCTTGACCGGGAATGGAAGGTGTGAGTATGTCCTTTGGAAAGATGAACACCTTTATTGACCTGGTGAAAAAAGAAGTCTCCGTGGATGCGGAGGGCTTCAAATCGGAAAAGGAGGTCACCCTGGCCTCCGTCCGGGCATACCGGGAAGGAAGGCACGGGAGCAAGAGATGGGCGAATATGGCTGCTTTTTCGGAAGCCACCGACCGTTTCCGCTTCCGTGTCATCCCCGGTGTATCCGTCACCACTGACCTGGCGCTCCTCTGCGATGGAGACCGCTTCGAGATCACCTCGGTGGAGGATGTGAAGGGGCGGAGGATGTATCTGGAGGTCATGGCAAAGGTGGTGAAGCCCGGTGGCTAAGGTGAAAGTGGAAATGCCGGAGGAATTCCTCCGCAAGCTGTCCCTTTTAGGCAGCAAAACAGACGAGATCGCCGGGCGTGTCCTGGAAGCCGGCGGCGAGGTCGTTCTGGCAAAGGTGCGCAGCAACCTCTCCTCCGTTATTGGAAGCGGGACGAAATATGACTCCCGCTCCACCGGTGAGCTGGAACGCTCCCTGGGTCTAACCTCGCCGTTGGTGGACAGGGACGGAAACCACAACATCAAGGTCGGCTTTGCCGAGCCGCGTTCCGATGGCGGCAGCAACGCCATGCTGGCCAACATCATCGAATACGGCAAGAGCGGCCAGCCGGCGAAACCCTTTCTCAAACCTGCCCAGACCTCGTCCCGGAAGGCCTGTACCAGCGCCATGATCCGCAAACTGGAAGAGGAGGTGGAGAAGCTGTGAGTCTGCTATCTGAACTGAAAACGGTGGCGGATGCCTGTTCGATCCCGGTGGAGACCGGCGTCTTTTCCGGCGTACCGCCCGACCTTTACCTGGTCATCACGCCCATGGCGGACACCTTTGAACTTCACGCCGACAATTCCCCAGGGTACGACACCCAGGAGGCGCGGCTGTCCCTGTTCGTGAAGGGCAGCTATACCGCCATCAAAGATACGCTTGTCCGCGCTCTGCTGGGTGCGGATTTTTGCATTACCGACCGCCGGTATATCGCCCATGAGGATGATACCGGCTTTCACCATTACGCCATTGACGTGGCGAAACTATACCAACTATAAATTTTGAACGGCGCAGCGGCGCGGGCGGCAAGTTTGCGTAACCTGAATTGTTGGTGCGCGAATTGCCACCGGCGGCTCGCCGGTGAAATGGAGGAATGAGATATGGCTACGATCGGCTTGGACAAGCTGTACTATGCCAAAATCACCGAGGACGCTTCGGGCAATGAGACCTACGGCGACCCCCAGCCCCTGGCGAAAGCTATGACTGCCGAGCTTTCGGTGGAACTGGCGGAAGCTACGCTGTATGCGGACGATGGTGCCGCCGCTGTGGTCAAGGAGTTCCAGAGCGGCACCCTGACCCTGGGCGTGGATGACATCGGCGTTACCGTTGCCCAGGATTTGACCGGCGCCACCATTGACGGGAATAAGGTGCTGGTCTCCACCAGCGAGGATGGCGGCACCCCTGTGGCCGTGGGCTTTCGCGCCAAGAAGGCCAACGGGAAGTACCGCTACTTCTGGCTCTACCGGGTGAAGTTCGGCATCCCCGCCACCAACCTCACCACCAAGGGCGAGAGTATTGAATTTTCCACCCCTTCCATCGAAGGCACCGTGACCCGCCGCAACAAGGTGGACGGTCAGGGTAAGCACCCCTGGAAAGCGGAGGTCTCCGAGGACGATATCGGCGTGCTGCCCGCCACCATCTCCGGCTGGTACGAAGAGGTGTATGAGCCGGACTACAGCACTTTGGAAACCGCATAAGGAGGGCTGACCCATGAGCAAGGAGCGAAGCGCCGCCATCACCATTGGCGGTAAAGAGTATGAGCTGGTACTCACTACCCGCGCCACCAAGGAGATCGCAGGACGCTACGGCGGTTTGGAGAACCTGGGCGACAGGCTGATGAAGTCCGAGAATTTTGAAATGGCGCTTGATGAGATCATCTGGCTTATCACCCTGCTGGCCAATCAGAGCGTGCTGATCCACAACCTTCAGCACCCGGAGGACAAAAAGGAGCCGCTGACCCAGGACGCCGTGGAGCTGTTAACCTCTCCCTTCGAGCTGGCTGGGTACAAGGAAGCCATCATGGAAGCCATGTACAAGGGCACCAAGCGGAATATCGAAAGCGAGACGGACTCAAAAAACGTGGAAGTCGGGTAACAGACGCCGAGCTGTTTACCCGGCTTTTCTATTACGGCACCGCTCAGCTGGGCTTTACCCCGGAGCAAACCATGCTCCTGCCCTTTGGCCTGTTGCTGGATCTGTGGGAGTGCCACAAGCAGTTCCTCGGTCTGGCGAAGCCCAAGCGGGAGCTGTCCATTGACGATGTGATTCCCTACGGGATTTGAAGGAGGTGACCACGGATGGCGGATAACTTTGGCCTGAAAATCGGGCTGGAGGGCGAAAAGGAATTCAAGAAGGCGCTGGCGGACATCAACCAGTCCTTCAAAGTCCTCGGCTCTGAAATGAAGGTCGTTCAGTCCCAGTTTGACAAAAACGATGATTCCGTGGAAGCCCTCACCGCACGGAACCAGGTGCTGGGTAAGGAAATCGATGCCCAGAAGAAGAAAATCGAGACCCTGCGCAAGGCCCTGGAGAACGCTTCCACCTCTTTCGGGGAGAACGACCGGCGCACCCAGCAGTGGCAGATCCAGCTGAACAACGCCCAGGCCGCTCTGAACAACATGGAGCGGGAGCTTGACCAGAACCAGAGGGCCATCGACTCCATGGGCGATGAGATGCGGGATGCCGCCCAGCAGACGGACAAGTTCGGTGATGAGATCGATGACGCCGCTGACAAGACCGACAAGGCGTCCGGCAAGCTGGAGAAGGTCGGCTCCGTCCTCAAGGGGCTGGCGGTCACGGCAGGGGCCGCTGTTGCCGCCGCCGGCGCCGCCCTCGCCGGGCTGACCAAGAGCTTCCTCGACCTGGCGGAATCCACACGGGAATACCGGGAGGACCAGGCCAAGCTGGACGCGGCCTTCACCACCGCCGGCTTTACGGCGGAACAGGCTGGTGAAGCCTACACCGGTTTCTATGCCATCCTGGGCGAAGAAGACCGCAGCGTGGAGGCGGTCAACCACCTCGCCAAGCTCTGCTCCACCGAGGAAGAGCTGGCGCAGTGGACGGACATCGCCGCCGGCGTGTGGGCCACCTTCGGAGACAGCCTTCCCATCGAAGGTTTGACCGAAGCCGCCAATGAGACCGCCAAGACCGGCACCATCACCGGCCAGCTGGCGGACGCGCTGAACTGGGCCGGCGTCAATGAGGAAGCCTTCCAGTCGGCGCTGGATGGCTGCAGTTCCGAGCAGGAACGCGCCGCGCTCATCACCGATACCCTCAACGGCCTGTACCAGGAAGCGGCGGAAAACTACAAAACCCTCAACGGTGATGTGATGGAAGCCCAGCGCGCCCAGGCACTTCTTACCGATGCCTACGCCCAGCTGGGCGCTATCGCGGAACCCATCATGACCACGCTGAAGACCATGGCGGCGGATGTTCTTACTGCCATGATTCCCTTCGTGTCCCTCATGGGCGAGGGGCTGCAGGGCGTGCTGAACGGCACCGCCGGAGCCGCCGAGACTTTCGCCGAGGGCATCTCCGGTCTGGTGAGCGTACTCATGGAGAAGCTCTCCACCATTGTGCCGGTCATCGGGGAAGCCATCCTCGCCAGTCTTCCGGTACTGCTGGAAGCCGGGGTGAATATCATCGCAACCCTTGTCACGGGCATCGTGAATGCACTGCCCCAACTGGCCGCAGCCGCCCTGTCCATTGTTCTCCAGCTTGTTACCAGCCTGACCGAGCTGGCGCCACAGCTTTTACAGGCGGCAATGCAGGTGGTGGCGACCCTGGCTTCCGGCATCGCTTCCGCACTGCCTCAGCTGGTTCCCACCATTGTACAGATGGTGGTGCAGATCTGCCAGACCCTTATCGCCAACCTGCCCCTCATTCTGGACGCGGCTCTGCAGCTGGTCACGGGGCTGGCCCAGGGCATTCTCAACGCCCTGCCGGTGCTCATTGCGGCCCTGCCGGAGATCATCAACGGCATCGTGACCTTCCTGCTGGGCGCCATCCCCCAGATTATTGAAACCGGCATCCAGCTTCTGACATCGCTGGTGGCGGCTCTGCCGGACATCATCACCGCCATTGTCGCAGCCATCCCGCAAATCATCGAGGGGATCATCACAGCTGTTTTGAATTCCATCCCGCAAATCATTCAGGCGGGTATTGACCTGCTGGTGTCTCTCATCCAGGCTCTGCCCCAGATCATTACCACCATCGTGGCGGCGATCCCGCAGATCATCACCGGCATTGTGAACGCTCTTATCAACAGCATCCCTCAAATCATCCAGGCCGGTGTAGAGCTGCTGGTATCCCTGATTGCGAACCTTCCAACCATCATTGTGGAGATCATGAAGGCGGTTCCGCAGATCATCACGGGGATTGTCTCGGCCCTCGGCCAGGGCGTTTCCCAGATCGCCGAGGTGGGAGCTAACTTGGTGCGCGGCCTGTGGCAGGGCATCCAGTCCCTCGCCGGGTGGATCTGGGATAAAGTGTCCGGCTGGATCTCCGGCATCTGGGACGGTATCCTGGGCTTCTTCGGCATCAACTCGCCCTCCAAGGAAATGGCCTGGGTAGGCGAAATGCTGGTGGAGGGCCTTGCCGGTTCCATCGAGGACAACGGCGGTCAGGCGGTGAAAGCCGCCGAGGGAATGAGCAAGAACATCAACGGGGTCATGCAGGACCTCGCCAAGGATATGACCACGGCGCTGCCCACGGATTTCTCCGTGAAGGGCAGCGTGGAAAACGCCATGACCTCCGCAGTTTCCGGCGGCTCTGGGAAGAGCGGCTTCGTCCTGCAGCTGAATATCGGCACCTTCAACAACTACACCAATGAGGACATCCGGCAGCTCACCAATGAGATCATGGTGACCGCCGGTCAGTTTGCCAAGCGGAAAGGGGTGGTATTCGCATGAACTATTTTGTGTATAACGGGGTCTCGTCTCTGGACATGGGGCTTCGCATCGAGAGCAAGAATGTGTTTTCCGCCCCGGAGTACGATGTGACCTTCCAGTCCATTCCCGGCAGGAACGGCGACCTCATCCTGCCCAATGGACGCTATCCCAATGTGCAGGTGACCTACTCCGTGTTCCTGCCCGCCAAGTCCATCGCCGAACTGGCGGAGAAAATCACCAAGGTCAAAGCCTGGCTCTATGGGGAGCAGAACGCTTATCACACACTGTCCGACAGCTATGATACCGTCTACACCCGGAAGGCGGTGTACTCCGGGAGCTTGGATATTGAGGACCAACTCAACCGCATCGGCGTGTTCACTGTCAGCTTCTCCTGCCAGCCCTTCCGCTACAGCGTGGCGGGGGCCGAGACCATCACCCTCACACAGTCCGGCTCCACGGTGACCAACCCGGAGAGCTTTGAGTCCCTGCCTATCCTCACCCTCACCGGGGAAGGGACGGTGACCCTGACCATCCAGGGCGGCGGTCAGAACAAGAGCTGGGTCTTTACCGGGCTGGACGGGAGCATCATCTGCGACAGTGAGCAGATGAACTTTTACTCCGGCACGACCCCCATGAACGACAAGGTCAGCGGGGACGGATTTCCCAGGCTGCAGCCCGGCGTCAACACCATCTCCTGGGTGGGAACGGTGACCAGCCTGGTGGTACAGCCGAGGTGGGTGACGCTATGATTCCGGTTCTGTTCAAAGCAAACGCGGTGGATTTCTCCACCTACGGCATCGGCGTGCTGGCGGACTGTATTTCTTGTGAAGTGACCGAGGAGCGAAACGGCGCCTACGAGCTGGTGCTCCAATATCCCGTCACAGGGGGGAATTACGGGGAGCTGTCCTCCGAGCGGATCATCAAGGCCAAGCCCAATGATACCGCAGATGACCAGGCATTCCGCATCTACCGCATCACCACGCCCATCGATGGCGTGGTAACGGTGTATGCTCAGCACATCTCCTACGACCTCTCCAATATCGCCGCCCTGACCTGGTCCAGCGAGAGCATTTCGCCGGCGCTTGCCATGCAGCGTGTGTTTCAGAACACCGCCACCGCCCACAGCTTCACCTGTCAGACGGACTACTCCGAGGCAAAACCCTTCTCCGTGGCCAAGCCTCAGAGCGTCCGTGCTTGTCTGGGCGGCGTGGCCGGTTCCTTTCTGGATCTATGGGGCGGCGAGTATGAGTGGGACAACTTCCACGTCATCCACCACCAGGGGCGCGGCCAGCACAAAGGCGTGGTAATCGAGTACGGCAAAAACCTCACCGAGCTGGAGCACGACAGCGACATCACCGAGGTGTACACCGACCTGCTCCCTTATGCGGTGATCTCCGCCGAGGACGGGAGCGAAACGGTGGTCACCCTCACCGAAGTGTTGCTTCCCATCACAGACACCACGCTGTCCCAACGCAAGACCCTTATCCGGGATTTCACTGACAGCTTTGGAGAGGAGGAAGCCGTCACCGAGGACGCCCTCCGTGCCAAGGCGCAAACCTATCTGGCGAACACCCCCCTGGGGGTGGAGGTTCCCGCGCTCACCATCTCCTTTGAGCCGCTCTGGAAGCAGCCGGAGTATGCCGCTGTTCTTGAGCGGGTTTCCCTCTGCGATACCGTGACCATCCGGCATTCCGCCCTGGGCATCACCGCCAAGGCAAAGGTCATCACCACGGTCTACGACACCCTGGCGGAAAAGTATGTGTCCATCACCCTGGGCAGCGGCAAGGCCAATCTGCTGAACAACGTCTCGGACGCACAGGCCAGCGCAGAGGAAGCGGCGGAGAAGGCTGGTCATTTCCCGGCGTTGATGAACTCCGCCATCCAGAACGCCACCGACCGCATCACCGGCCAGACGGGCGGCTATGTGGTGCTGCACACCGACAGCGAGACCGGCCTTCCTTACGAGCTGCTGATTCTTGACCAGCCCTCCATCGAGGACGCGGTCAACATCTGGCGGTGGAATGTAGAAGGGTTAGGATTTTCCAGCAATGGCTACAACGGCCCCTATGAAACCGCCATCACCGCAGATGGGCAGATCGTGGCGGACTTTATCACCTCCGGCTCCCTCATCGCCAACATCATCAAGGCCGGGGTGATCCAGTCCCAGGACGGTTCCTCCTGGTGGGATCTGGAGAGCGGTGAGGTCATGTTCAGCG